ACTCAAGCGCTCTCTGGGCGATAGTGTCCAACATGATCCATTAGACGCACTTCTGAAACGGTGAGTAAGTTAGAAGGCAAGGTTAGACTGCCAGCAATTTATACCAGACCGCTTACTAGGCATTTTCCAAGTGACGGACCGAAACTAATAGAACTTATAAAACTGGCTTGGGCTACTCCAGAGCAACCAGGGGGTTTAGAACTCGACGACTGGCAGAAATGGTTACTTACCCGAATGTTGGAGCGGTATCCAAGTACCCACCCTACTTATCCTGGACAGCTAAGGTATCGGCAAATAACGGTCACCCTTGGTCGCCAGAACGGGAAGTCGCTCGTTGGAAGTTGCCTTGCTATTTACGGACTTCTACTGCACCAACAAGGGGCGAACGTAATTTCTTTAGCGTCTTCTACAGACCAAGCCCGAATTATTTATAGTCGAGTTCTATTTGCTATCCAGTCCAACGAATACTTAAAGAAGCGGTTTAAGAAGGCTACAGAACAGCGTGGAATTACAACATTAGACGGCTCTGGACGCTATGACGTGAAAGCAGCTAAAGAAGCGGCTCTCCAGGGTATCCCTATGTCTTTATGTTTATTCGACGAGTTACATCTCGCTAAAAAGGGTATGTGGTCTGCAGCAGTTTTAGGTACTGCCCAGCGTAAAGACGGTATGGTAATTGGAATTACTACGGCTGGAGACCAGTCGAGCGAAACGCTATTAGATCTCTACAAGTTAGGGACTGCCGCTGCTCAAGGTGATAAAGACCTAGAACGTTTCGGCTTCTTCTGTTGGCAAGCCCCCGAAGGTTCCCAAGTGGACGACCCTACAGCCCTAAAGAAAGCCAACCCAAGTATTGACGCTGGACGCCTGGATCTAAATACGGTTCTATCAGACATTCGAAGTATCCCAGAGCATGAAGCTAAGAGATACCGCCTAAACCAGTTCATAGCAGGGACTTCCCAGTCATGGTTAGCGTCCGACTTATTTGCTAAGGCTTCAGGTGCAGGTATAACCAAAATGGAAAACATAGTTTTAGCGGTAGACCGTACTAAGAACTGGGAGTATGCCAGTATCGCAGCTGCAAGAAAAGCGGAAGACGGAACTTATGAAACGGAATTAGTCGCTGGTTTCGCTGGAGCAACGGAGCAAGTTCTTTACAACAAAATTAGGCAACTCTGGGAGCGTGGAAACATTACCGCAGTAGTAATAGACGATAGACAAATGCCTAGTTTGGTTAAGCGTCTCAAGTCTGAAGGTTTACCAGTTTGGGCTTTATGGGTGAAAGAAATCTCTGCAGCGTCTTCTACGGTTTACGCCATGTTCGCAGCTGGGACGGTAAAACATAATAACGATCCATTACTGCAACTACAAAGCCCCAAAGGTATTGGTAAATACTCTGGCGAATCATGGTTTATCAGCCGTAAAGAATCACTCGGAGACATAGACGCCCTAATGGCTACTGTTATGTCTTTATACGTCGCTTCGACACGCCAAGATTACGACTTGCAGGTATTTTGACATTCTGATAAGTGTGCTATACGTTTCGAAGTAATGGCGACCCTATGGCAACGCATATTAGGCAGAGATATCGAAACACGTTCGGTAGCTCCAATTTTCCCTACCCGCTCCGACTGGTCTGTAGGTGAGAACCAAGCTCTAAGCCTTACAGCGGTTTATAGATCTATACAGATTATCGCTACGCCTATTTCTAAAATGCCTATGCAGACTTTCAGGTATGCAACGGGTCTAGAAGTTCCAGTAGAGAACCCAGTACTTGTAAATAAACCTAATTACAGCGACTCTAAAAGGGACTTTATGTTCCAGACTGTCGCTTCCCTGGCACTTGACGGTAACGCTTTCTGGCTGAAGAACTACGGGTCTAACGGGCAGATAAATAACCTAACCCTTCTTCCAGCTAATTCGGTTACTGTGAGACTGGACGAAAATGGACAGAAATGGTACGACTACCAGGTAACAGCCCAGACTAAAGTACTTACCACTCAAACCGATATCCAACATCTCAAACTATTTAGCAGAGCAGGTTACCTACGTGGTTTAGGTCCTATTGACTCATGCAACAAAGATATAGCGGCTGCACTTGATCTACGTAATTATGCTGCTACTTGGTTTTCCCAGAGTGGAATTCCGACAGGTATTCTAAAGACAGATAAGCCAATTGGTGCAGAAGACGCAAACGAAATTACCGAACGCTGGCACGCTAAACAGGCTGAAAGAAAAGTCGCAGTACTAGGTCAGGGCTTCGAATGGCAGACTGTACAGCTGAACCCTAAAGACGCCATGTTCACCGACGTACAAATCCAGCAAGTCCAGGCTATCGCCCGTCTATTCGGTGTTCCAGCGAGACTACTTCTAACAGGCGTGGACGGTTCTAGCGACACTTACACGAATTTAGTTGATGAACAGCAGACCTTCTACCGCCATACCCTTATGGCTTATACCGACGCTATCTCGGACGCTCTAAGTGAGTGCCTACCTAGGGGAACTAGAACAGAATTTAATTTCGAAGGTTTATTTAAAGCAGACATGGCTAACCGTTTTACTATGTGGGAGACCGCTATTAGAGCAGGTTTCATGACTGTAGAAGAAGTAAGAGTAAAGGAAGGTCTCCAATGAGTGAGATGGAAGTAAGAAGTTTCGAAGTCCGTTTAGACGCTGAAACTAGAGAAGTAACAGGTATTGCCGTACCTTATGGACAGACTGCAGATATTGGGGCTTACCGAGAAGCTTTCGCTCCAGGTGCAATTAGATCTGTAGAAGACGTCAAACTATTTTGGCAACACTCCGAAGCAATTGGAAAAGTAACCGCAGGTAGAGACACCGAAGCAGGTTACGAGATTAGGGCTTCTATCTCTAGAACTTCTAGGGGCGACGAAGCGTACACGCTTCTTAAAGACGGAGTGATAAATAAATTTTCGGTTGGTTTCATGCCAGTCGAGCAGACCAGAGACGGTGATCTAGTTACTCGTACTTTAGTCGAACTTAAAGAAGTTTCATTAGTAAACTTCCCAGCATTTTCTGGGGCTTCTGTTGCAGAAGTTCGAGAAGAACAACCCGTAAGCGACGTGCCTACGGACACTACCCAAGATAAGGAAAATAACATGGATAACTCTATGGAATTGGACGTCCGAGCAGTACAAGACGAAGTTGCGGAAATCCGCAGAGAACTTGATCTCGTAAAGACTCCAAGCATTACTACCCCAGCCTTCGAGCAGAAGTTTCGCTCACAGGGTGAATACGCTAAGGCACTTGTAACAGGCGACAGCGACGCTATCGACCTATTTAGAGCTGCTACTTCTGCGGACGCTGCACTACGCCCAGCCTTCGTTGGTTTCGTTAATAACCTAATCAACTCTGGACGTCCTACACTTGCAGCGTTTAGCATTAACGCTCTGCCAGCTACTGGTCTTTCAGTAGAGTACGCAAAGGTAAACACAAACACTATTGCTATCGGCAAGCAGACCACAGAGAACACCGCTCTAAGCGAAGGTGCTGTAGCTTTGTCTACCGTTTCAGTATCAGTAAACACCTATGGCGGTTTCACTAAGATCTCTAAACAGGCTATCGAGCGCTCTACCGTAAACTACCTAGACGTTGCTTTCCAGGCTATGTCTCTGGCTTACGCTAAGAAAATGAACACCGAATTTATCGCTGTTCTAGCAGGTCTAACCTGGACTGGTAAGACTGTAGACGCTTCTGCTCTAACTGCTTCTGCGGTTATGGGTGCTATTGCGGACGGTGCAGCTTACATCTATAACGCTACTGGTCTATCTCCAGAGTTTATTGTCGCTGGTGTTACTGCTTACAAGCGTCTAGTTTCTATTGTTGATACCGCTGGACGTCCAGTAGTACAGCAAGTCGGAACAGGCGACAACATTATCGGAGTGGCTAACATTCCAGGGCTAAAGGGTTCTATCCTAGGTTTGCCAGTAGTGGTAGACCCAGCTCTAGACGCTAAGACCGCTTACCTAGCAAACTCAATGGCTCTAACTACTTACGAGTCTGCAGGTACTCCGACCCGTCTATCAGTTGCAGACCCTACAACCCTTACAGACACTTACTCTGTATATGGTTACGCTGCTTTCGCTGTACCTTTCGAAGGTGCGATCGTGAAGGTAAACACAGGAGCTTAATCCAAATGGCGGTGACGGTAGAGCAATTTAGAAGTTATGTAGGTACTAAAGAAGTATCTGCAAACGTGGACTCATGTTTAGCGGCTGCTAATCAGTACGTGTCTAGGTTTGTGGGTAAAGCTAAAGTCCCTACCGACGTTTTAGACCAAGCGGTCTTAAGCTGCGCTTCTGAATTGTTCCACCGTCGCTCTGCTCCTAATGGGGTAGCCCAGTTTGCGGATCTAGGTACGACTGTCCGTATTGCTAAAGACCCAATGACTGCTGCCTACCAAATGCTCCTACCGTTTGTGGGACCTGGACTATGACCAATGAAATAACCGCTAGTAAAGCGGAACTACAACTAGACCTACAAAATGCAGGTTTAGAAATTCTGGACTATGTTCCAGAGCGTATAGTTCCCCCAATAGTGATTATTACTCCTGGTAGTCCTTACCTGGTTCAAGAAACTTTAGGTAGCGAATACCGACTAGGGCTTACTTTAACGTTGGTTGCTGCAACTGCGACTAATGAAGAAGCGACAGAAGACCTAGACAATTTAATAGCTACAACGGTTTCCGCTATCGGAGACTTAGGGTATGCGGTTCTTCGGCAAGTAAACCCTAGCTTCAGGCTAGCGGCTAATAATGCCGAATACCTAGCAGCCGAACTCAACCTGGATCTATCCATAACACTCTAAATAAGGAAAATAAAATGGCGACTTCTACACGCATTAAAGCAACAAACATTAGTTTTAAAATCGGCACTACAGAGTATTCTTGCGACGCTAACCTAGTGGAACTAACTCTCAATGACGCCCCTGGAGACGTGCAAACATTTTGCGAAGTCACTAGCGGTAAGGAGTGGAAACTCCAGCTAGACGGTGTTACTTCTGGCGACGCTACAAGTCTTTACCGTATTCTTTGGGCTAACTTTGGAACCGAAGTAGCGTTTACTGTAGCCCCTAACGGCAACGCAACTGCTTCTACTTCACAGCCACACTACACAGGTACCGTAATCTTCGACGCACTTCCACCACTAAGCCTAAACTCTGGCGAAGTCGTAAAGTTCTCGGTTACTTTGACTGTAAAGAACGCTGTACACACTCCAAGCGCAACTCCACCTATTTACTACGGTGTCACTCTAAAGACTGCAGCTTAGTTTTTAAAATGGCTTACCAAAAGTCGGGAGTGCAAATCTCAGGACTTAACGAAGCGGTTGCTGGTCTGAAGGCTATGGGTGCGGAGTCCGAACTCCAAAAACTTAACTTTCAGATCGGTACCCGTATCGGTAACGAAGCCAGGCAGTTAGTCCCAGTTAGAACTGGAAACCTACTTGGATCTATTAAAGCTAGTAGGTCCGCTAAAGGTGTTATCGTTCGGGCTGGTAATAATGGGACTATCCCTTATGCTAACCCTATTAACTGGGGCTGGTTCGAAGACAAAGAGCGCTTTATCAAGAAGAACATTAAGCCTACCCAGTTTATGAACAAAGGGGCTGGTAAAGTTTTACCTTGGATAAAAGATAATTACATTAACGAACTTATAAAAATTTATGAGCGAGTTGCTGGAAAACAATAGGAGAAAAAATGACCAACGAAACTAAATTCGACTTCGAAAGTTTGACACTAGAAGAAGTAGAAACAATAGAACTAATAACTGGAAACTCTATCGACCAACTTATGGACGCTGGACAACCAAAAGGTAAAGCCCTAAAAGCAATTATCTTTGTTATAAAGAAACGTACGGACCCTAACTACACTTTGGAACAGGCTGGAAGCATAAAGCTTAGTGAAGCCCAAGAAGCGTTTTTAGGTGCCGAAGACCCAAAAGAGTAATAGCGGACTTACAGGCAGAAAGGATAGCCTTCATGGTAGTTTATGCAGGTTTATCTTTAACCGAGACTCGAAGCATGACGCTTAGGGAATTTACTGCCGTAAGAGAAGCTCTAATAGAAAAGGTTAGGCAACAATGAGCCAGCTAAAACTTACGGTAGTTACAGACCCGTCTAAGTTCCATACTGGTATGAAGGCTATCTCTAAGGATCTTAGGGGTTTGCAGAGTACAGCGAACAGCGTCGGTAAGGGTATAAATAAGGCTCTGGGGACTATTGGTTTAGCTGCAGGTTTTACCGCTTTAACTGGAGTTTTAAAGAATTCTGCTAGAGCAGCGTCGGAAGACATTAAGAGCCAGGCACTTCTAGCGAACTCACTCAAAAACACTATTGGAGCTACAGATTCTACTATCGCTTCTGCCGAAAACTACATTAAGAAAACTCAACTACAGACAGCGGTTTTAGACGACGAACTCCGTCCAGCTCTATCCCAAGCCGTTTTAGCAACTGGTTCTTTATCTAGTGGACAAGCCCTTCTAAATACTGCTCTAAACGTTTCTGCAGGTACAGGTAAAGACTTATCTACTGTTACAGGTGCCTTATCTAAAGCGTGGGACGGTAATACAGCGTCTTTAAAGAAGTTAGTACCTGGTATCGACATAACTGGAAACTTCTTAGGAACTCTGGACGAAAAATTTAGGGGTGCAGCCGAGACCGCTGCTAACAATGACCCTTACAAGCGTCTAGAAGTTATTTTTGCTGATCTACAAGAAACTATTGGTATGTCTGTACTTCCAGCGTTGGAAGAATTTTCTACCTATTTGGCAAGCCCAGAAGGGCAACAAAATATACAGCAAATCGCCAACATTTTTAAAACTATTGGTACTGCAATTACTGAAGGTACTAGGTTCCTTCTACAAAACATAGCAGTTATTAAAGCCGTAGTAGGTGCCTTGCTGTTCGTAAAAATTGCTTGGGGAACTGTTACTGCAGCGGTGAAGGTTTACGAGTTTGCTACCAAGTTGGCTAAGGTTTCGACGGTTGCTTTAAAGGCTGCTCTAGTTAGTACAGGTATAGGTGCCTTAGTAGTTGCTGTAGGGCTTCTAGCTGAAGCATGGATAAACGCTAGTGAAGCTGCGGATAATTATGATCCAGAATTACAAAATCAAATCGAGCAAGGCGGGGGCTGGACTCCAGGGGCTATTTCTGGTCCAGGTTTAGGACCTAATGGCGAACCTTACCTAGCCCTTGGTTATGAAACTTACGAAGAATACCAAGCCGCCCAGCAAACCGCTAAAGACAAAATTATCCAAGCTAACAAAGACAAAATAAAGGCTATTAAAGACGCTTTGCAGAATGAGTGGAAGAGCATTAAATCTACTGCCGAAAAGTTTAGAGATAGTGTCGGTTTGGCTTTCGGGACTTTCGGTAAGGACGAAAACTCGGTCTTTAATATTGACGTAGTTATAGGCAAAATGAAAAGAGTTGCTGCAGCTGCTAAGGGCTTCGCCCAGAACATAGCTAAATTACGTGCTAAGAAGGTGCCTAACGCTGTTATAGATCAACTAGTCGCTATGGGTCCAGCCCAAGGTAACATAGTCGCTAAGGGGCTTCTGGCTTCTGGTTCTAAACTTTCCGAATTCTTAGGGTTGCAAGAAACTCTCTACGGTACGGGTGCTTCGGTTGCTGCTCAACAGGCGATAACCCCGAACGCTACTTATGAAATTAACATAAATAAAGCTGTCATTTCGGCTGCAGACATTATCAGGGAAATCAAGGCGTACGAAAAGAAGAATAAGAAAAAGTATTTGGTGAACTGATGACCTTTGACATTAAGACAGACCTTAGAGTCCAATACGAGTACCCTTCTGGGACATGGAATTCTATCCAGGCAGACACCTATAACGTAGACATAAATCGGGGTGTATTTATAGATAGTGGAGTTTTTGCACGTCCAGACGTGGGTATCGCTACTGTGACCTTATCTAAGAAATCTCTAAGCGATCTACTTACTAGTCCAGGCTATAAAAGTAATCAAAATTTCCGTATTCAGTATTTCGACGGAACTATCTGGCAGTATTTGTTTTACGGGCTAATCCAAAATGTCTCTATCCGTTATGTAAGCGAAACTAAAAAACTTGACATTACAATAACCGCTAATGACTTTATGAAGATTATTTTGGGTACCAGGCTAACTAACTACTCGATTACTGGTTCTACCGCTGCTAGAAGTTTCCGTAATGTAATGAACGCTCTAAATACGGCTGTACAGGCTATAGACCCTAGGGCTTTCTTCCAGCAACTTTACGCACTCGGTTCGGCTACGACTCAATGGGCTACAACTTGGGACGATACTACAGCTGGAGAAATTCTTACCCAATTTTTAGACGCAGAGTTAGGCTGGTTATGGTCCGATAAAAACTCTATCCTTGGTTACTATGCGACCCGTAATGACATAAATTACATACAAGGTTTAAGTTGGGTCCCAGCTGATCTAACTATCTCTAATGTTCACTCGACATCTGTAAACCACGTTTGTATGGACTATCTAGACCTAAGCTACGACTCCGACGCTATTGTAAATAAAGTTCGAGTTACTGAAGGTCTTACTGGTCTTACCAGTACTTCCACAAACTCGACTTCTGTAACTAACTATGGGGAACAAAGCGGAGACTTTGACGTAACCTACGACAATACGGGAGTATCTAACCTAAACGCTTGGGCAGTGGCTGTGGCTAACGCTGCTACCCCTAAATCCATTAAGTCGGTTTCTGTTCCAGCAATTCGCAGAGACGGCTCTACTTCCAGAGTCGTAGATCTAGACATAGCCAACCCAGTCCAAATAGAATTTGCAGCCGCTGGTTACACCACTTTACAAGAACGCTACATAATTACCCGTATCGGTCATAGCATTAGTTCCGACCATTGGGAAATGAACCTAGAACTGTGGAAGGGTATCTAATGGACGAGAAAAATTGGCTGTGGGTTCTTTCTGGCATAGTCGGGGGTACTGGGTTTACTGGTTTTTTAAGGTATCTTTCCACTAGGCGGACTCAAAGTATCTCTATGGAAGAGCGTCTAAGGGCTGAAATGTTCCAGCAAATAGATAAACTGAAAAGCGAAATAAACGAACTTAAAGCAGACTTGGAAAATTGGCGAGAAAAGTATCTAAGTTTGCATAAAGAACACGTAAAACTTAAAGCAGAATTCGACAAACTAACAAAGGATAAATAAAAATGGCTAAAGATAAAGCAACCGAACCAGTAGTAACTACCTGGATACCAGAAGCCCACGACCACAACACCGTAACCGCTTCCCCAGTCGTAGAAGAAACTCCAGTCGTAGAAGAAGTCTCCGAGTAATGTCTGATACCTATACCGTAACCGACGGGCAGTTCGACTTAGAGATCCTGGCGGGTTCTACTTTCCCTAGCGTCTCTGGTCCATGTTCGTTTTACCCTACAGACTCCGACGGGGTTGCTTTCTCACTTACTGGCTGGACTGCCAAACTTCAGATTAAAGAGAACCCTTCTACTACCGCAATTCTTGACGTAGTTCCAACTGTGAACACTTCTGATAACTCTGTTAGTTTCACTCTAACTGCAGCGCAAACCGCACTACTAACAAAAACTAATTATGTCTGGGCTTTAGAGCTTACCGAAACTGCTACAAGCAAGGTACTAACTTTAGCCAGGGGACAAGTGGAAGTAACTCCAGAAATCGTAAAATAAACCATGATCGTAAACGTCGTAATTCCTAGTAACCCAGTAGTAAAAGTAGTTATTCCAGACTCTATTTACGCTAGGGTCTATTTCGCACGTGGCGAGCAAGGTCCCCAAGGTATCCAAGGTATTCAGGGCGAGCAAGGTATCCAAGGTATCCAAGGTATCCAAGGTATTCAGGGTCTTACTGGACCTACTGGAGCAACTGGAGCAACGGGTCCCCAAGGTATCCAAGGTATTCAGGGTGTTAAAGGCGATACAGGCGACGAAGGCGATAAATACCATACAACTAGCAATACGACGCTAACCCTAGCTGGTAACGGCACTATTACGCTTTACACCAATGACCTTGGTTTAGATTATTCCGTTGCTCAAACTGTAATTATTGCCTACGATTCTGCTCACCATATGCACGGAGAAGTAGTCTCCTATAACCCAACTACTGGGGCTTTAGTTGTAGATCTCAAAAATAAAACAGGTTCGGGTACTTTCAATTCATGGAATGTAAACCTAGACGGTGCTGTCGGTATTCAGGGTCCACAAGGTGAAATAGGTCCGCAGGGTATTCAGGGAGAAACTGGTCCAGCTGGTCCTACAGGTGCTACAGGTCCACAAGGTATACAAGGTCTCACAGGTGCCACAGGTGCTACAGGTCCACAAGGTTCACAGGGAGATACTGGTGCTACAGGTCCACAAGGTCCGCAAGGTATTCAGGGTCCTACTGGTGCTACGGGCGCAGCTGGAACTAATGGAGTAAACGGTTTCGCATGGAGCGGGTTCGCTTCTGGCTATTATTACTATTCCCAAGGTGGAACACAAACTAACGCTACCCCGTTTACAAGCCTTCTAATGTTCTTGCCATTCTCTACAGGTGTCTCTAAAACGTTTAACCAAATTTCTTGCCGAGTAAATACTGGAGTGGCTGGCTCTGTAGTTCGTTTAGGTATTTACAATAACTCCAGTTCAGGTGTTCCAGGTACTCTAATCTTGGATAGCGGTTCGCTCTCTGCTTCTACTTCTTCTTCTAACCCAGCGGCAACTATCAGCCAGACTTTAGCAGCTGGAAACTATTGGCTAGCGTGTGTAGTCCAGACCGCAGCTTCTTCTTTCCAATGTAAATCAACTTCGTTTGTACCAGGTGTTCCATATACAAGCACTCCAGCAAACTCGGCAGTACAAGGGTTAGCACAAAGCGGAGTTACTGGAGCATTACCGTCTACCGCTGGTCCATTCTCTTCCGCACTTACCCCAGTCGAAGTATTCTTACGAGCGTCATGACCCTAATACACCCAGTTAGCCCTAAATTTATTTCCGATACTTTCGGCACTCACTCCGAACAGCGTAAAGCTATGGGGTTAGGTCCACACAGGGGCGTAGATTACGCGATACCTAAAGGGACACCGTTAAAGGCTGTAGGCTCTGGAACTATCGTTAGGATCTACGAAACTAAAACACTAGGACACGTAGTAGAACTAAGAACTCAAGTTAATTTAGAAGACCGTAAAGTACTCCGTATTTTTGCTTACTGTCACCTGGATAAACACGAAGTAAAACTGGGACAGAAAATAGCCCTAGGGGAAATAATTGGGCACTCTGGAAACTCTGGGGCAAGCTCTGGACCACACTTACATTTAATGGCTGGTATAACAGAAAATCTAGCAAGTATGCCAGTAGAAGACCCCTTAAAATGGTTACCGAAAGTAGGCAAAAAATGAACCAAATCTTAGCAAGTTATTTACGCAGTTTGTTAGCAACCACAATTACAGCAATTTTTGCTGTAGGTAAATTACCACTGTTCTTCACTTCTGAAGACTGGCTAGTAGTAGCTAATACTGTGTGGATCTCATTTATCCCAGTTCTAATTAGACTTCTAAATCCTAAAGACACGCTGGGCGAAAAGTCGGAGTAACCCACTAGGGTATAACTATGAACTCTATTGACCAACAAATAGAGAAGCTAGGGTCAGCAAAATTGCTGGGCTACTTCGAACATGATTCCCAAGAATGGCACGAAGCCCGTAAGGGTGTCGCAGGTTCTTTAATTGGTTCCCTAATGGGGCATAACCCTTGGCGGTCTGCCTATACGGCTTACTACGAATACATAGGCGAACTGGACAGAAACTCTAACGGTCCTAGCCTGGCTATGCGACTTGGTACGGTATTCGAGAAACCTATCCAGGATCTATGGGTAGCAGAAAATTCCGACTGGCTTACAGCTCACAATACGGGGACATGGCAGTCTACGAAAAATCCAGCGTTCAGGGCTAATCCAGACGCATTTATCAAGTGGGTAGACGGTTCACTAGGTTTGCTAGAAATCAAATTTAGTCGTAACCCAATGAACGAACTCCCGTTACATTACAAAGACCAAGTTATCTGGTATCTGCACGTCTTAGGGCTGAAGAAGGGTATTTTGGTTGCTGTCGCTAATGGCGATCTGGTGGAGCATGAAATAGATTACGACCCAGAATACGCAGCAACATTAGAAGCTAGAGCGTTGGAATTTCTGAAGAGCGTGGAGACATTTACTCCCCCAGAATGGGACGGCTCACAAAGTACTTACGAAACTGTACGCTATCTTTCTTCAGACATTACAGACGGGGATATCGACTTAGGCGAACTTTACCCACAGCTCCAAACCGCTAAAGAAATCTTCGATAAAGCAGAAGCAGACCTAACGCTAATGAAATCTAAAGTACTGGCATTTATGGACGGGATTAGAGTTGGAACTTTCGAAGGAAACAAAGTAGTAACGCTCCAGACTAAGGGGTCTGGTTCACCGTATCTAGTACTAAAGAAGGGTTAAAGTAATGGCTTTCTCAATGGACGATTATGTAGACGTTGCAGAGCGTTTACGCATTTTTGCGCAGAAGTATCCCCAAGGTTCACTACAGCAACACAGCTTACAATTTATCGAGTTTGCAGGTAAATCTTGGGTAGTTTATACGGCTGCAGCATACCGCTCTCCAGATGATCTAACTCCTGGGCATGGAACCGCTTGGGAACCAGTACCAGGTACTTCTAGTTTTAAACGTGACTCCGAGGTCATGAACGCAGAAACGTCCGCTTGGGGCAGAGCCGTCTTGGCTGTGTTAGCTGCAGATTCTAAGCGTATTGCTTCGAGAGAAGAAGTCCTAAACCGTATGCCCGTAAAAGGCTCTGTAAGCCCTGTAGAAGACTTTATTTCTCAAGCCCACCTAGAGTATGAAAAAGGGGACATAGAAGCCCTACGGGGCGTTTATAAGCGTGCTAAGGCTACTAGGGGCATTACTCCCGAACTTCTGAAACAAATCGAAGACTTGGCGAAGGGTCTCAAAAAGTAAAATGCCCTAGACCAACTGGAGCTAGTTAGCCTAGGGCGACGCTTTAAGAAGCGTGGGGCTACCAACAAAGCCCGTATAGTATTCATACACCAAAAACCATAGAAGGAGCAAAATGTCTGCGAGTCAGGTCTCATTAGTTTTAAATCACTCAACCGCTACTGGAACAAACAAACTAGTATTGCTGGGTATTGCCTGGCATACGTCCGATACTTGGGGGGAAGGGGCTTGGTGTGGCATGGAGCGTTTAGCTGCATACGCTGGCGTTTCTACACGTCAAGTTATGCGATCTATACAAGCTCTAGAACTCTCTGGAGAACTAGACGTAGATAGACACAATGGTAAAAGTTATGGGGGTCCTAAGACTAACCGTTACTGGGTTATGTTGGACTGCCCGCATGACTGCGATAAATCTCCCTGGCACCGTTCGATAGAAGAAATAGTCCCTAAGTTTGGGGTTGTGGATAACTTCGACACACGTGACATACAGGGCGTAAGTAGGTGACATCTACGGTAAGAGTAGGTGACATTTCTACGAGCAATAGGTGACACTAATGTCACTTAATAAACAATATATAAAAACAATATAAAAACAATAGAAATTTATTAGAAAGGGCTGTGGATAACATGGCAGAAACAAAGGTTCAGTTCGTAGTTACAGCGGTATCACAGAATGGCAATTACAGGGGCAAGGTTATTTACGGTTGGGAAACTTACCAGGGCGTAGATAGAACTCAAACTCCGTTTACTGGAAAACGTCAATGGACTATTTGGCTAGAGTTTCCTTCGGAACTCGCTAAGGGTGATCTAGTGGAATTCGTTGGCGAACTAGGTACCAAGAAGGGTACTTACAAGAAAGACGAAAACGGTCCAGAGCTGGAAGTAATCGAACACTACCTAAACAATGCTAGGTATACGCTTCTACAGAAAGCCGAACCACAGGCACCGAAGCCAGTAACTCAACTCACAAGCGAACCACCGTTCTAAAATGAAGATTCGGGTTTATGGTGACCCTAAGCCGCAGGGTTCTAAAAACGCTTCTGTAATCAACGGCAGAGCTTATCTCTATGAAGCAAGTAAGTTACTTCCAGCTTGGCGGGAAACTTGTATTATGGCTTTCAGAGCTGCAGTAATGCACACAGAGCAGAAACAGTTTTTAGGACCTGTAGCGGTTACTATGACTTTCTTTATGAGACCAGCGAAAAGCAATAAACGTCTCTACCCGAACATGGCACCCGATACGGATAAATTGGTTAGGTCTGTCGGAGACAGCCTAGAAATCTCTGGACTGCTTTCGAATGACGCCCAGATAGTAACCCTTATCGCCTATAAAAGGTTCGCTACCGATAAAGAAGATCCTGGAGTAGAAGTAGAGATAGTTTCGCTCTAATGATTAGGGAAGTTTGCAGCTGTGGAGCAGAATTCGAAACCGACGATAGAGACGCTATAGATCTGGTAAAGAACTGGCGTAGAAGTCATAAACATAACTCTCCTGGCAGACCTACTAGAGATAGTTCCACTCTAAGTAGTACAGACATAGCCCTAGGCTTCCAACTCAACCCCGAAATAGAAGACGACCCAGAAATAACAGTTAGATAACGTGGCGTGTCGAATGTTGCATAAAATGGCTGTAAAGTGTTCTAATGTAACTACCTAGATAACTAGGTACCAACAAATAAGGAGCAAAAAATGGCTAAATACCTACTGGGGGGCGTATTCGTAACCCTAGGCATAATCCAGCTAGCAAACTGGAACCAAGATAAACCAGAAATCGGTTTACCACTAACCGTAGTAGTAGTAGCTACTTGGGCTTACCAACTAATCAAAGATCTAAAAGGCGGTAGACGCTAATGCCACAAGCTAGAACTACAGACCCTTTAGAGTCTCATTTAGCAGCCGCAAGCCTAGACCATTTCCGTCTATCAGCTATAGAAACTGCAATACATAAAATCCTATTTATGCCAATGAATGACGAACTATTAGTCGAAGTTTATAAACGGAACGTCGCATTAGGGTTAGCCCCTAGAAGTTCAGATTCGGGCATAAGAACCAGGAGAAACGAACTATACCTAAAAGGTTTAGTAAAAGTAATCGGAGTCGAGAAAAACAGTAACGGACGTCAAGTTCGTATCTGGGAAAGTTTAGAAAAATGAGCAATAACTCCAGGATCCAATTTCCAACACACAAGCGTAAAGCTGCACTACGTCGCATAGCGAAACTACAGAAACGTCCAACTGGAATTATTACCAGAGTTAGGAAGTCCGACAATGACTAACGAACTATCGCAGACACAGGCGAAACAGGTAGCAGAAAAGGCGGCTATTATCGCTAATCAAGCGTTTTTAATGGGGCGTGAAGCAGAAGCTAATCGAGTAATAGAAATCCTGAAGACCGAACTGGAATTACATAAGAAGGGTTCTTCAGGGCGTGGGACGGTAGAGAGAATAATCGCTCTTCTAAGTTCGAAGGGTTCGACTAATGGCGAAACTAACTAAATCAGAGTGGTTCATTTTCATACTCAACATAGTCCTAGCAGGGCTTATCGTAATCGGTGTTATCTGGAGTCTCTGGACGCAGCCGAGCAAGTGTTGGAGCAATACGGCAACCGAAGAAGAGAATATAACCCAATGCGAAGCGGTATCGAAATGACTAAGTGCCTATGCGAACGTATGGAAGACCCGCTAGTCATGTCTAGAAATTTATTTACGGACGTTATCAGACACAATAAAACACTAGAAAGAGAGCAGACTCTAGACCTAGTTATAGATCTACTAAACAAACAAAAACAACTATGGTTTAGCCAGTCACTTACAGCTGGTTCCGCTACCTTCTGGAATAACAAAGTACAAACAACCGAACAACTACTACACGAAATCGAGAAACTAAAATAATGAATGAACTAATCAAACTACAAGAAGCAGCCAAACTGTTAGACGTCCACGTAAACACTCTAAGAAGTCTCATTAGAACAGGCGATCTACCAGCTTACAAAATTGGAAGCAAACTAATCCGAGTGAAAAGACAAGAAGTACTAGACCTACTGGTACAGAAGGGCAACTAATGGAGTTCTCAACTAAAGAAGACCTAACAGGTCTAGCAAGCATGGCAACTACAGCAAGCAACCTAACCCTAGCCAGTATCACAGCGACCCTACAGGTAGCGAAGTTAGAGACCGTAGAGACTGAATACGATAAGGGATACAACGAAGGTATAGCAGCCGCTTTATCCATTATTGACGTGTATAAGCGTGTACTAATAGCAGAGCAGAAGAAACGGTCTTCAGCTAATGAGTAATTGCGAAGAATGTAACGTCGAAGACTGCCAGGTATGCAAACCAATAGAACCCCCTTGCTGTCCAGCATGTTCGGATAACTACTATGGCTGAATGGCACCACTCCCCAGAGTGGAAGAAGGCTAGAGCTTACGCTAAGACAATACTGGAGCCTATTTGTGTTAGGTGTGGTAAAGAACTAGAAGGTAAGGACTGGACTATCGACCACATGGTACCGAGTAACCCCCCAAACCATGACATAAGTAACCTACAGAGTTTGTGTCTGCGGTGTAATGGATACAAGTCGGATACTATCTTGGAGCGAGTGACCTTTGTATCGGAGAAGTGGCAGTAAATAGCCAATAGATAAGCCCTATCATGCCTAATCAGCGTGGTAGGGTTTTTTCTATGAGTGCCGTTTCACCCCACGCAAGTTTTTTCATTAAGACCGATTGGGTAAATTATCCGGAGAGAG